CGATAGTGCGCCGGGCCAGTTCGCCAAAAGAATATCTGCGTCAATTTCCTCAAGCGTCTTACGCGCACGTGCCACAAGCTCACGATGTCGGTTGCGGAATCCGCTGCCGATTGTCGCGGTCTGGTCGCCCGATACGCGCGGCGTATCAATGACGACGGAAAACGTCCCGGCGTAGTTGTCATAAATACCTGCCGCGTTTTGATGCTCGTCGCTGATCGGTCCGCCCGTGTCAATTTCGAGTCGCAAGCATTCGTCTGGCAGTTCACCTTCGCCGATGTCGTCGGCAATGCGTAGCGTTAAATCCGCGCTTGCAAACAAGGTTTTGAACCCTTGTTCAAGTCCGCTTTCAAAGTCGTAATAAGTTGTGTTCATTTTGTTTTAAATCCTGCTTTTTTGGCGTCGGCCTTTACTAAGTGTTCAAGTCGCTTGACCATTGCGACCATCCGGAATCGCTCGACTTGTTTTGTGCGATTCCTAAAGTCTGGCGAGTCGAGTCCCTTTGCGGTTGCAGTAAACGACGCAATCGATGGATTTCGACTTACGCTCACTGGTGTATTAACGCGCGAAAAATGCCTAGCAATCCATTTTGGCGGCGATGGTCGCCCCAAACGCAACGCCGCCAACGCTAGCGAAGCTTTCGCGATGCCTACGTTGTTCATTGCTCGCTTTAGCCCTTTGTTTACGTCAACGTCGCGAACGCCGACGGTGGCTTTAGTGTTGCGGCCAACTCGCCCTCGATTGTTGCGCTTTGAATTGTGCAATCGGTCGTCATATTTGCGCACGTTTAAATTTTGTTTATTCGATCCTTTAATGTATTTGAATCGTTCTTCCAAATAGCGCACGTCGCCAGTGCGGATCGCTTTTGAAATGCCTTTGTCTTTCCACGATGCCGACTTGCCAACACGCTGAACCGCGCGGAAAAAATCACGTCGAACCGCAGCGCGACCGACGCCAACACTGCCGCCGTATGTCGGTTTGCCGCTCATTTTTGGATACGATTTGAACGGCGGAGTGACCTTGCAAAGCAGTTGCGCCAATAGCCCAGCTTGCTCACGGACTAGCTTGGTTTCGTCTAGTTTAAGTTGACGCACAAGCTTCTTTGCTTGCGCCTTGAATAGCGTGTCATCAACTGAGAAGTTCTTAGGCATCGAGCTTGTTTAGTTCCATGTCCCACGATGAAGAGTCGCCGCTTTCAATCATCGTAATGACAAAGCGATCGCCGTTTGCTTTTGTGATTTCTTCATTGATCATTGGAGGTGCGCCCTCGGTAAACAACGATTTGTTTACAGTCAACGCGTCGGTTGTTTCGGTATCGTAGCCTTGCACGTCGCCATAATCTACTGGCGATGTCTCGCCGCGAAACACGCCCTTGAATGTGCCGGCGTGATTGCTCATCGTGAACGATTCGCCCATCGTCGAAACGGCCTCGGTCACTCCTGCGTCAATGTCATCAAAAAAACTCATGCGTAAAAATAAGTGCGGCCCGCCCGATATTGAGCGAGCCGCGTGGTGTGGTGATGGGGTAGGAGATTATTTAGCCGCCTTCTTTGTTGGCTTCTTTTCGACGACTGGCGCATCGATTTTTTTCTGCTTTTGCAATTGCCCGCGAACGATCAACTGCACCTCGCCAGCTTCCTTGCATTCGACATACGACTTTACAGCTTCGTCGGCATTTTCAGAAACGGAAAGAACCGTCAATTTGCCTTTCGGCGATTTGTGAACTGTCAGTGATGGTTTGAACATAATTTTTAAAGGTTAAAAGAGCGGATCGCCGACCGGGTTCTCCCAATCCAAAAACGATCCGCTCAAATTAATGCTTAGGCAGTTACTACGCGCACGCCATAATCGACGCCCTTTGCAACTCCGTAAAGAAGATTGCAATTGTAGTAAAGCACGCCCTCGGAGTCATACCAACGACGGAATTGAACTGGCAAGCCAAGTTCGGGAATGACGACCGTTTCAACTTCAATGCCAGCTTCGCGGGCCATTTCGTTGTCAACCGTGCGGCCAGCCATAAGAAGCGAGTTCTTTTGGAAGGCGAACGCTGCGAGATTTTCACCGTTTGCGTCTGCAATGTCGGTTTCGTAGCTGTCGAACTTAGCGACACGCGGGACGATTGCCTCGGCCTTGCCTGCACCCATGCCCGGAAACTCTGCGCTGTTAAGAGTCTTAACAAGCGAAGCATAATAGGTTGGATTCATAAAGATCGCGCGGTCCATCTGGCTCGCTTTCTTTGTTTCGGTCAATGTCGCGCCAAGATCAACAAGACTGTCACGGTCAAAGTTTGCCGCAGTGATTGTCGAGCTTGTTGCGAAGTTGGCAGCAGACACAAGATTCCAAACGTCGCCGAAAACCTTATCGCCCAACGCTTGCAATGCAGGCTGGATAAAGAGGTTGTTCAGATTGATGCTGGACTTGCTACGCTCAACGTCGGTGAAGCCGTATGTGAAGCCATAGTGAGTGTCGAGCGTGATTGTCGCGGAAGTCATTGCGACATCGGCGGCTGCGCTCTTGTAACCTGCCGACATATCGGCGGCGGTTGGTTTAGTAGGGTAACGGGTAGTTACAGACTCGCCGGCGTTACGAATGTCGTCGGAAAAGTCGGTTGTGAGTGCGGCAAGTGGAGCGAATAGGGTTTGAAGCCCATTCAAGCTTTCTTGCGCGATTTCGGCGAGGTTAACGCCTGCGATTGTATTAGCCATAGTTTGTTTTGGTTATTGGGTTGCGTGATTATTTGCCAAGAACGTGTTTGTTCTCTGCGTAGAATGTATTTTTACCTGCCAAGTCGCCTCGTTCATCAAACGCGCGATATTCATCCCAGAACATTTCTGGAGTCATTTTGGCGGCGTGAGGCGTGAGGTCGTTGTTCGGTTCTTCTGGAATCGGAGGATGTCCTGCCTCGTTTAAAAGCTCTGCTGCTTTCGCGGCAATTGCTTGCTTAGTTTCCTCTTTCGCTTTTTCGAGATTCGATTCGGCGTCGAGTTTGAATTGTTCAAACAATTCATCGTTTGCTTTTGCTTGTTCGCGTTCGGCGTCAAGCTCACTCGCAAGCTCAATTGCTTTTGCGTCGAGCGATTCGATTTGCTCGTTTCGGTCTGCAAGTTTTGCATTGAGCGATTCGATTTGGCGCGCTTGGCATTCGATCTTAATGCCGTCGATCTTCGCTTGTGGAACGCTTGCAAAGTCCTTGAGCGTTTCCATGTCGCCAATCGAAGCGGCTGCAAGGTTGGCGCCTTCGATTTGGTCGATAAATCCAGCTTCCAGTGCTTCGCTCGCGGTGTAATAAGTTTCCGCTTCCATCGCGGCGTCAATTTCCTCGGACGTTAGCGAGCTGCGCGAATAGGCGTTGCGAATGTTCGCTTCCATTTTGTCGAGCAAATCGGCGTCTTTGCGAAGTTGCTCTGCGCCGCCCATGCTCATTGTCCACGGATTGTGAATCATCAAAAGTGCATTTTCTGCCATGCGCACTTCGTCGCCAGCCATTGCAATGACGGATGCCATCGAAGCGGCGAGCGAGTCGATATGAGTAACAACTTTCGCGCCATGTCGCTTGAGTGCGTTGAAAATCGTGTTGCCTTCGACGATAGAGCCGCCGCCGGATGCAATGCGCAGATTGATTGTCTCAACGTCGCCAAGCTCTTTGAGCTGCGCGATGAAATCATTGGCAGTCACTCCCCATCCGCCGATCTGGTCGTAGATAGAGATTTCGGCCTCGGTGGACGGCTCGCCCTCCGCGTTTTGTGGTCGGCTCATGTCGAACCATTTATTTTGAGTGTCCATATTAAGTAGGGTTATTGTGTCAAGTTTCCTCGTTTTGGTTGGTTTCGTTGTCGTCGTCCGGCATTACGTCGCCAGGCATTAGAGATGTTCCAAGTCGCACGCGATCAATTCCAAATTCCTCGGCGATCTCGTCCGATTTCTGCAAATATTCCGCGTTTTTGCGTGTAAACTCGATGGGATCATACCCGCGACGCGCTAGGATTTCTGGCACGCTTGCAACGCCCGCACGAATGTCGTCGCGGTCCGCTTTGCGTGAGTTGCCATCATCGACGGTAAATTCGCGCGGCTTTGTAAAGCTGCACTTATACCAATCATCTGGTAGCGTGTAAATGCCCTGTTTTGCTCGTTTGGCGATGACGTAGAGCGCCATGCGCTTTTTAAAGCGTGCAATGCACTCAAAGCGGTCATTGATAGAATCGTTAATATCGCGTTGAAATGCTCGCACGCCTGCGCCGCCTACGGCGCTTGAATCAAGCATTTCACGTCGCCATTCCATGCCGTAGAATGCGCCGGCTTCGATCTTGTCGCTGAATTTCAAAAACCCTTCGCTCGGTCGACTAGAATCGTGCGATTCAAGTGACGCGCTGTTTTTAAGGTAACGAATCGTGCCGCCCGCGAGTAGTTGCGATTGGAACGGTGCCTGTGACGATCCATATTGCCCGTTGATGACTGCGCGCCCTTGGTCGCGTGTGCCTGTCTCGTTTTTCTCTTTTAAAGTGATCGCCGCGTTTACTTTCTGCGCGATTTTCTCGTAGTCGCGCACTTCTGCTAAATCATACCAATCGAGCATCCCGGATGCAATCGACGGGACGCCGCGACCTTGCGAAAACCAATCAGGATCGACGACGTGAACCATGTCGCGCGCGGAAACGTCAACGTGATTGTCGCCGTTTTCAGTAATGACGCGAAACGCAACCTCGGCGCCGTATTCATTATAAATGATGCCATTCTTGATCTTAAGACCACGATACGTGCCGGATTCTACGCGGTCGCCGGTATCGTATGGAGAGCATCCGATTCGATGTGCCTCAAGATATTGCAAACGCGGAAAGCCGTTTTTGTTTTCAGTGAGCAAAACAAAGTAGTCACCGTCCACGTCGAGTGCCTTAGACTCAATTTTGACATTGCGCCGGAATGAGAACGCCGGGCCGCGAATGTCGAGCAGTCCGTCGATGCTCGCCATGTCCTCTTCGACTGCCTTGACAAATTCCTTATCCTCAGAATGCGATTGAAAGCGCCACGACTCGCCGTAAACTTTCCCGCCCTTTTGCTTTACTGCGCCGCTGACTGTCGAATTGCTTGTGTAAATATAACGCGCATCGGATCGCAGTAGCAACGTCTTGTGCCGACTCATCAGGTCAAGCAAATCGCCGTTGAAATTGCCTTGTGTTTCACGCTGTGCGCTCGTCGATGCTGTCGGATATACGCGATTGTTTGACCATACGCTAGTCCACGCATTGGCCATTTTTTTCGAAAGGGTTTTGATTGGATTCGCTGCCATAGTCTTAATATCTAGCTTGAGATGTGAACGCAGCGACTGTGCAATCTGTCACCTGCCCCGCTTCGTCTAGTAAATATGAGCGCAACTCCGCGTCTGTCATTTCGCCGCCACTAGCGCCGCCAATGTTGAGCATACGCCACGACTCGCGCACCATTTCCAAAAATGACGCCCCGTTTTGACCCTCAGGCATTTCATACGTAAACGACTTGCCTTGCACGGTTGCAGACACGACGTAACGCCCGCCCTGTTCGGCGGTCGTGTATTGCTTAGCGGCCAGCGTCTCAAGCAACGTAATAGTGCCGGAGGTCGTCTTGCCGACATGGACCCAGATAGAAAAAATAAAAGCGCGCATTTATATGCGCGCTTGTGTCAAGTTTACGATTATAGAACCATACAAAGGGTAAATAAATTACCCGTTTTTGTTGTTATAAATATTTAGAAGCCTCCTTTACTGCCTCTCGATCCCTCTTTGTTGCAGTCGGAAACACTATGTCAGACCAAGGACACACTCGGAAATCAATTAAGATTTGGTGATGTCGGCAGGTGATATACCACATTCGACCGCTCCACAGTCTTTGGAACTCAAACCAAGATTTCCAACAGTTTGAACCCGAATTAGGCGCTTCCTTTTTCCAGTTTGTGTAGCTCGCTTTCGGGAGCTTCCATTTATTTGCTTTTGTTATATCTAGTTTCATAATTTTACGTCATTGAATTTATAACCATACGGAGCTAGCAACCTCGTTCCTCGGCGCTAGTCCTCTCCGTTCTAATGTTTCTCTTCTTCATTTTGCTCAACGCTCATACCAATGAGTCCAGCCATTGCAGCGCAAACTAGCTGCATCCTCTCCGTATCGTAAAAGTGATCCGCGCGGCCTTTTACTCGTTTAAAGTCAAAATACGTGCGCCCAGTGCGCGGATCTTCTTTGGCCACCTGCATCCAACTATTCAACTGATTGACGTAATTGACGCCCGCATTTCGCGCGTGCGTCCAAAGACGCGGCTCGGTCATTCCGCGAATCGTCGACAAGCGTAGCCGGGTTTCCGGCACGGAATATTGAAATTGCCCGCAGTATTGGACCGCGCCAGTGTTGATGTCGGTGCCCTGCCATGTGTCGATCAATTGTTGCTCGCCGTAAATTTTAAATGTGCCGTCTGGATAACGGAACGGTTTGCAATTCTGCCCGCGCAATACCATCCATCCATTTTTTGCACAAATGCGCTGCACCTCGGCGCTATTGTAATTGCCGTCGGCGAATACTTGGCAACCGCGCCCGCCTGGATCGAGTCCGTCCTGCGCGATCCCGTAATGATCGCAACGCTCGGCAATGTGCATATCACTGACTGCCTTGTGTGCTTCGATCAAACGCGACTCGCCATTTTTACACCATGCGCGAATGACATAGTAAAAGTGATCCTTTTGCACGTCGACCGTGCAAAAATAGAAATCCGCTTGTTCCCATGCGTCGCCGATCTCATAATCGCCGGCGCTTTCGATCTTGGAATCGACCGCGATATATTTCGCCTCGTCCCAAGGTTGGCAAAGTCGTTTGCGCACGACGTTTTCAAGGTCATCGAGCGAGCCGCGATTCTTTGCCGCTATTGCTTGGTGCCACATTACTGCGAGGTCGGGCCATTGGTGATGCGCCATCGCATTGTAATGATAAAAGTCGATTTTCTCGTCGCCGTTCGGATTCATTTGCACGTATCGCCCTGCAAGGTTGCGTCGTGCTACGTCCGCCGGATTCCAAGGCATACGCCCGCCACATAGTTGACATTCGTATTCAACCGTTGCGCGTATCGCCTCAAGATTCAAGCTGCCATCCTCGTTGCGTGCTTCGTCGCCGCTGGCAAATTTCATCCCGCCAAGTGAGTGTTCGCCTTTCTTCGCGTCGGTCGTCCATACATACGGGATTTCCTCGCCGCAGCAGTCGCATTTGACGTGCCACGTGCGCTGCGTCGAGCTTGCCCATAAGTCATCAAGCTCACTGCCAGCGGTCTGCCCCGACGTAGGCAAAAACATGGACCATGACCACGGATAGGATGATGTGCGGTCGCGGATCTGTTTGAGCCATGATTTTTCATACGCCCATGATTCGTCGGCGCTGACAAATTCAAATGTCTTCGAGTTTCGATGCGCCAAGATGCCAGCCGACGCCAAGCGAATGAATCCGAAAGGCATCGACGTGTAATAGGTCGTCTGCGCTTTGCGTTCGTCGGGTATCAAATCCACGACGGCCTTTGTGTTTTTGAGTAACGGCTGCCATTTATCTTCGCTAAACTCTTTAATCGTTTGCAGCGTCAAATCGTAGTGCGCTTGTCTCGTCGGCGCCGTCTGCGCTCGGTAAAGTTGCAACAACTGCGCCGCCAATGTTTTAATATGCTGGACCGATCCCAATATGCCAACGACGCCGCCGCGCATGTGTGCGCCCGCTCGTAGCGGCTCGGATAGCAATGGATGCTTCGTGCGGTCGAAACGGCCATAGTCCAATTGAATGTTGGCCTCGCACCAATCCACCGGGTCGGGTTGCGTCAGTTGCAGTAGTTGTGTCATTTGGTTTTCGCCGCCTTCGTCCAAAGCGCCTCCGAGTTTCCAAGATATTGCTTCGCCTCAAGTCGCACGCATTCGATGACCCAATCTGGCAACGCCGGCGCACCCTTGATATTTTCAACGCGATCAAATCCTGAGAAGAGCCGCCCGCCGACAATGGCCGGTTTCAATGTGTCGTAGATTTGCGCCGGGTCGCTCATGCCGGCAATGCGTTCACAAATCATAGTCAGCGACGAATTG